GTATTGGTGCATCATACCGACTCTACTTGCTTGGCGTTTGCCCTGCTTCAGAGGCCGCCGACATATCAGAATATCGTGGCAGTCCTGTGTTATCCGTCTGCTTGGGCGAGCAAGAGGAGAGGAGTAGGGCGAGGAGCAGGAGAGGCATAATTATATTGGGTGTTAAGTGATTAAAGAAGCAGAGTGATTATTGCGGGGTGCAAATAAGGCTCATTTTCAAGCCCCTTTGCCAAGCCCTTTTTGCCGTCTTTATGGTTGGGCTTTGCCCAGTAATTCGTGCCGTATAAACTCTTGTTCCAGAAATGTTGTTTTGAATCTTTGTAAATAGGGGGGGTGTTTCAGAATAGAAAGCCTCGAAGATAAGGCAGTATTCAGCGTCAAAAGCCTGTTGGCTAACCTTGGCCGCCGTGTCCGAGTAGTCGATTGTGACAGAAACTTCATAAACCCCAGTATAGTTGCCAAGCAACTGCCCCCCTACCGATGCGGAGATTGTAGCCGATGGGAATAGCTTTGCCCCCACTCGGTTTGTCTTATAGACATTCAGACCAGAGATTCCGACAAGCAAATCCTCTAGTGCGTCCTCAACATTGATTTGAACGCTGTTGCTCATTTCTTTGCCGTTGCCGTGATGTCTAGGGTCATAGCCCTAGACCAAGTTCTATTCTGCCCAATCACGGCAGGGTTGTCCCCAGTCACCTTCGCCACATAGAAGGTGATGTTTGAATTGGTGGTTAAATAACTAGCAAGGTCTGGCGAGCGATAGAGTTGTTCTAGGATGTCGTAAAACTTGGCATCGAAGGCAGTTCGTGCGGTTGTGTCTGCCCTTGCTATATAAGTAATGGAGGCAGGGGTTTTGAACACACCAGAGAAAGGCACAAGCTCCTCCCCGCTTATGCTAGCTTGAACCGTGACGCTGGGCATCGTGCGAGCCGTCCCCCTCTCGCTGGTAAAAAAGTTCACGCCAGTAATGCCGGAGACAACATTAAGGAGGGCGTTCTCCACCTCCCTCTCTATCGAGGCCATTAGGTAGTAATTTCCGCAAGTTCGATGGTAAAGGAAAGGCCATCGGTGCTTTGCGAAAATCCTCCGATCATGCGTTCCACTCCACTCACGGTGCAGAGTGAACCAATCGTGGGGGCAGAGATTGCTGAAGCCAAGACAACGACAGACTGGGTGACTCTGAACACCTCCCCGCCTATCTCAAGCTCACTAGCGGTTGTTAGGTCTGTGACTGATGCGGAAACTGCGGAGGAGGCAAGTCCGGTAACTGTTTGGAACATATCGGCAATCATAAATTGCAGATCAGTTCGGAAGTAAGAGGTGTCGATTGTCCCCGCCATAAAATCACCTCCTATGTCAATCCATAGTTGTCATACCTTCAAAGCTGAAAATGTTGTCTGTTTCCCACTCATCTTTCTGCGGAAAGAAGCCAGTTTGCTTGTCTCTCCTAGTTGCTGAAGCAAGGATGATTGGGGTGCTATTGATTGCCCAAAAGTCCGTAGCCCCTCGAATTGCCTTCGCCATCTGCTCAACCGATGGGGCGGTGTATGTGCTTAACCCTTGAATCTTAATCTCATCTGGACATAGGACAAAGAAGTTGTCTTTACCCATCGTTTGCCTAGCTCTCACAATTAACTCTAGCGGGTTTCGATAATAGCCTTGAGATAAGCCAAATGGGGCGACTAGGTTGTAAGACTCTGGAAGTCCCTCGGCGGGTTTGTCGTCTAGCTTATCTAGGACAATGTTGGTCTTGTCTGCGTCCTTAATTTCTGGGTGACTATACACAAAGTCAGTCCAGCTTCTTTTGCTTTTCCTATAAGCCTCGTACTGGTTCGGCCAAACCTCTAAATCAATTATATCGCCTTGCCTATGTCCAGCCTTCACATAGCTAGTCAGTTCAAAAACTCCGTGGTATTGGGCGAGGCAATCAAAGAAAACTTCGTGGCCTTGGTCGGCTAGATGCTTGGCGGCTGGCAGGCAACGAAGCACATCCCCAAGCCTCTGCGAATACTTAATAGTTTTAACACTCATCGGCAACGCTCTTGTCTGTTATGAATGGCAAATAATCTCTCAGCCTAACTGGACTGGTTGTTTGTTGTAGTTTCTCCCATCCCTCGACCAGCCCCTTATACCCATAGAAATCTTCTTTGAATTGTGCTTGCTCCTTTGTGGCGTAGGCGAAGTGGTCGAAGGTTAGCCCCCAAGTTTCAGTCACTCCTCTTGGAATCATCATCGACTGGACATTGAGCTTGGGTGGTTCGTGGCTGGTAAAGTGAACATCCTTGCCCCACTTCCAAGCCCTCAACCATTCGTACCAGTTCGAGCCAAAGCCCTCTCTAGTCACTACTTTTTTATTCTGCCCGACATAATAGTTACAATGGAACTGCATCGCTCGCCCCTCCTCGCATCCCTTGAGATGCCCGAAGATTGCTTCTAGTTGGTCTGCCCTCCATATCTCATCGGAATCAATCTGCATCACAACTCCGTTCTCTACTCCCCGCAAAGCCTCGTTAATCATCGCCAGCTTGCCGGGGAATGGCTTGGCCTGCCAACAGACTGAAACATTCTTGTCCTTAATGCTCTCAAGATATTCGTGCGTTCCGTCCACGCTTATAAAGTTCTTGTGATACTTCTCTGGAACTTGCTTGCACCAACGAGTGCATCCCAGAGGCTCGGCCACTCCCTCGACAATCCTCCATTGCCAAGGAATCTTGAACTTCTGAAATTCTGATAGATGCCTCTGGATGTAGGGCATCCCATTGAGGACGATGGTAAAAATTGTCAGCATTTCAAGCGACCATAGATAACGCTAATCTCTGGACAGAAAGAAACCGAGTCGTGCCGGTAGCACTCAAACCGAATCGAATCAAACCAAGCCATGAACTCTTTTAGCCAAGTATCTGAATAGTGTAGCTCGATGGCAATTTCTTTTAGATTGTGAACATTCCCAATTTGCAGAAGTTGAGTCTCGTCCCCTTCGATGTCGCATTTAATATGGGTGATAGAGTTCTCTGTTATCCAAGTGTTCATTTGAGGTGCGGAGTCTGCCTTTTCGCACAAGAACTTTCCTTGTGGGTATTGTTGAGAAAGGGTTTGAATGTCTCCTTGGTTTATGTCCACCCCCATATAAAACTCTAGCTTTTGTGATAGAAAATACTTAGTCGTTCCGTTGGCCTCTTGCCTTTCTGCTTCAGTCCAGAACGCACACCCTAAGTCAAGCACCCTACCGCCAGCTACATTAAGATGTTCCCAATGGATTTCGGGTGATTCCGATGTGATGATTCCCTTGGTCATAGCTCAAAGATGGCCGCACCATTACGAACCGACCAATCTTCCCAAAGCAGTTTAGCAAATCCCTTGAGCTTGTTATAGTTCGCCAAATTCTTAATGTCGTTCACATCGTCCAATGCGATGATTGCTTTCTCTGCTAGGAAGGGACGGACGCAACGCAACTCTGCCTCACCCGAAAAAGGCGAGCCATCAATTAGAACAAAGTTAAAATCTACATTATGTTCAAAGTGAATATCCTCTATGGCGTTGGTTGAATATGGAAAGGCGGTTTCTAGGCAGACATTGTGCCAGCCTAGAACTGTTTCGAGCGGGTATTGGTTGAGATTTGTTTTGATAGTCCTATAAAATTCCTCGATATCATTCTTGTTCATCCAGAGTTTTGATAGGGTTGCCGTGCCGTTGATGGCAACACCACCTCTTGCAGATAGGTTCATCGAATGACGGCCTATGCGGTCTGGGTGGTTCTCAATGCTGAATAGTTTTTTTGTCCTAATACATTGAGTTGAGCCGTCTCCAGTTCCCCCTCCGATCTCTAGCCCAACCTCAAGCCCCTCGCTATATTTTGCAAGGGCTTGGCCGAAGGGGTCGTGGATGCTTATTTCTTGCACTTTGCGTATCCAGTGAGAGCCTTCACAATCACATATTGAATAACTGCTTCCTTGTCGTGCTTCAACGCAATCATCCCGCACTCATACAAATCTTTCTCTGCTTTTTCGTCATAGGTAATATCAACCTTCACATACTTGGTGGGGTCGGGGCGAGACTTGCCGAATTTAATTATACCAAGCCCCTTCGTATCCTCCCCCTTTTTTGCTTTCCTACATCCAATTATCGGCTTTGCGTTTTTCATAGATCACCCTCCCTTTCTCGTAGAACTCCGGCTTGTTGTGGTTCTTTAATTGTTCGTCTGGTTGACCGCCATTAAACATAGGGTTATCGTGCTTAAACTGGATATGTCTAGCCTCAACTACGGCTTGTTCTGCATAGGCTCTATCTGTGAACTCATTATCCGAGTATATGCCGTCCGACTCTTGGTAGTCTGGGTGGAATAGATGCCCCTGCTTCTTGAGCCTAGATTGCGTCAGAATCGCCATACAAAGCAGTTTGTCGGTTCGGAGGCCATCTGATACTGCCAACACTTTCTCCCCTGCTGTATCTCCCATGGCGGTCGAAATTAGGGCATCCCAATGGCGGGGTGGTGTCCAATCATCGCTCATTTGAACGATAATCTCACCTTTAGCTATTTTTGCCCCTGCGTTCCAAGCGTTTATAATGCCTCCGGGTTTGCACCTAATCGCTTGATGGGGGGTGTAGTCAATGGGGTCATCGTGATCGACCATAAAAAGCCACTCAATCTCTAGGGGCTTTTGAGCTAAAGAAAGCCACATCCAACGCCTCTGCCAAGCGATCTGTGGTCTGCCCCTTGTAGCGTGAACGATTGAGATTTTAGGGGCTGGTCGCATCTTCTTAATCTTTTCAGCCTCGGTAGTCTCTCCCACGCACACCGAGGCAGTCTCGTATAAGTCCATCGCTTGCCAGTTATAGATCGCCTCGACAAGATTCCAGTAGTGAGCTTTGGGGCGATGCAGAGTCAGACAAGAACGAACTGCCCCATAAGCCTTAATCCAGTTGCCATTGCCCGACCAATGATTTGCTATATAGAAATAAGCCTCTCGCCTATCGGGTTGCAGGGCTACGGCTTGACCAAGATAAGAAAGCCTCTCATTTTCTGGTGCGACTCTCCCCAAGTTGCAAAGCACATCATATCGAAGCGTGTCCTCTAGTTCTGGGAAAGCCAACGCCCGCATACTCGAATCAATGCACTTTTCAATTTGCCCAGATAGGAAATACTCTTGGGCTTGGTAGTAAAGAGAGTTTGCGGCTGGGGCAAGCGTATCGGCCAAGATGTTCAAGTTCCTCTCCGCACTTCTTGGCTTGTATCCGTGGGGCTTGTGGATTCTGAAAATCTTATCTACGCCAATCGTCTTGTTCGGCTCTTTGCAAACCAGCATTTCGTGGACTCGGTTCTTCCAACTACAAGTCCCCTTCTTGGAGATTTCCTCTCGGAGTGGGATGAGTCCGGCATTGTCCACATTGTATTTTAACGCCACAAGGTGAGCGTCCTTTTCAACGGCAAGGTCAATAGCTTCCTCGACAACCTTTGCCCCATCCTCGGCCATTACATCGTCAGCATCTACCCACAAACACCACTCGTTTAAGCAAGCCTCAAGAGCGGTGTTTCTTGCCGTGGCAAAATCGTCTATGTGATTCCAATCAATTCTTTTATTCTGGTAATGAACGATCTTCGCCCCCAACCCTTTTGCAATTTCCTCTGTCTTGTCGGGCGTAGCTGACCCCCTAGAAATACATACAACCATTTCTTTTGCGATGGGGGCAAACGACTTGAGGCAACGCTCAATGTATTCTTCTTCATTACCAGCAATTAGATAAACTGAAATAGGATGTTTCAATGGGATTTCGGGGTTGAGGATTTTAGCTAACAAGGATGTCAAAAACTGATTGCCTTATAGGTCTTTAATCCAACTAAAGGATTGTGCAATCTGACGAGAAAATTCCTTGCCCAACACATTGTCCCAATCTTTTCCCAATGGCTCAACCTTATTTCGGATAGTGTGATCGCCGTAAGGCCAGCCGAGTTCGTGTTCTGTGGTGTATTGTTGCACATTATCAAAATCGTGGTCGGGTGATTCTAGTTCTAAATAATTCCAAATAGCTTCCATCGTTTCTGCCGGTTCTTCAGTCAAAGACTCAAAGTGAACAAAGTGCAGTTTGTCCTTATGCCTCTTTACTGCATCCGACAATCTTTCTACCGCAATGCCAAGCGGCGGTATGTTGAGCCATCCTTGCGCTCTCTTTTCTACCGTTGTCCAGTTTTGGGGGTTTTGTTTTTCAACCCCTGTAAATGGGAATGGATGCTTTTGCCATTTCTTTTCAAAAGAAGAAAGGATGCCCCGCATATCACGAACTGGTACTAGCACTTTAGCGTTAGGCCAAATAGCAAATAGCATATCTAAATGCCCAACCCAAGAACGGCATTTGTCGGCCACGATAGGGCGGTCAGTTAGTCTGTTAAAAGCGTTCTCACACCCGCCCTTCACATAATCATAGAATAAAGTCTCGCCATCTCTGGGGTTGGGGATGGTCTTAAACTCTTCGGTGCTGTGGAATTGTCTCGCTATATAGCCAATTTCGTGCAATCCGCTGGTGGCTGTTGAATGAACTTTCTCGTTTTGTGCGAGCAGGTTCATTAGTAAGGTTGACCCTGCTCTCGGTAGCCCAGAGACAAAGTGAATGGTTTTAGACATACGAGGATTTTAAGCAAAACTAGGATTTCTACAAGTTCTTTATGACTGTGACATTCGTGTTTCCTTGGAAACTTAATCCAGTTCCAGCCGTCCAAGATGCGTCTGTGCTTCTGGCTCGGATAGTTAATGGCGAGGCTGTGCCAGAAAATGCGTCGCTACCAATAAAAGCTGATTGTGCAACATTACAAAGAACTGTGGCTAGGTTGGTGCAACTAGCGAATGCATAATTTGCAATGCTAGTTACGCTGTTGGGAATAGTTATGGTAGTTAGGCTGGGGCAATTTTCGAATGCTTGTTGCCCAATGCTCGCAACTGCACTAGGGATATTTATACTGGTTAAAGAAGTGCAACTAGAGAATGCATAATTTCCAATGCTAGTTACGCTGTTGGGAATTGTTATGTTAGAGAGTTTAGTACACCCTTGGAACATGCCTTCAAAAATGCTTGTCATACCAGAAGTTGCAGTAAAGGCGACGGTGGCTAGGTTTGAGCAATTTTTGAACACTTCCGATCCAACACTATTAGTTAATCCATTCCCAATGGTTGCCGTGGTTAAACCAGAGCAACCCAAAAACGCTCCCTGCCCAATGTTCGTTACGCTATTAGGGATGGTTATGCTTGTTAGGCTAGTACACCCTTGGAATCCATAATACGCAATACTCGTCACGCTGGATGGGATGGCGATGTTGGTTAGGCTAGTGCAACCACTAAATGCATAATCACCAATACTTGTTACGCTGTTGTTATTGGCAAAGCTAATAGTGGTAATTGTGGTTTGGTTTTCCACCCAATTTGCAGGTATAGCTCCTGTATTTGTATCGCCAACTTGTACTCCAGAAGAGTTGAAGGCTCTTGAGGTCGTGATTGTTGAGCTTCCTATAACAACTGATTTAAGTTTAATGCCTGCGATGTTCATAGTTAGACTCTACAAGTTTTTTATGACTGTAACATTTTCGTTTCCTTGGAAACTTAATCCAGTTCCGGCCGTCCAAGAGGCGTCGGTGCTTCTGGCTCGGATAGTTAATGGCGAGACTGTGCCAGCAAATGCGTCAGTTCCAACAAAAGCTGATTGAGCAACATTACAAAGAACTGTGGCTAGGTTGTTGCAATTTAGGAACGCATAGCTTCCAATGCTAGCCACACCATTCCCAATGGTGGCTGTGGTTAGGTAGAAGCAACCAGCAAACGCACCCTCCCCAATACTGGTTACGCTATTTGGGATAGTAATGCTGATTAGGCCAGTGCAATTTAGGAATGCTTCTTGCCCAATACTCGCAACTGAACTAGGGATATTTATACTGGTTAGAGAATTGCAACCATTAAACGCATAATTTCCAATGCTAGTTACGCTGTTATCGTTTGCGAAGATAACAGAGGTAACGCTAGTTTCGTTTTGTATCCAAGATGCAGGTATGTCTCCTGTATTTGTTGAACCTACTTGTACGCCAGAAGAGTTAAAGGCTTTTGAGGTGGTGATGGGGGCTTCGCCAGAACTAGCTACAACGGCTGTTCTGCTACCGCTTACGGACATTCCGTAGCCGTAACGAGCCATTTTAGTCTCCGATTGCGAGGACTACGCCAGAATGGATACGGAAATTAGAAACATCACCAGCGATATATGCGCCAGCAGGGATTGTTACAGAGTTAGCTAGGGTCACGCTTGCAATCGAACTCATCCCAGTCACGGTAGATGTGATTGAGAAGAACTTGGTTTCTGTAATTGCTACTAGGCCAGCAAACACGCCAGTAACAGAGCTTGCCGTTGTGGTGACATACTGCGTGCCGGGTCTAGCGGCGTGGGAAATCTGATCGTAATAAGGTTCGGAACTGGAAAGGTCTGCCATTGTATTTTCCTTTCTATGTCAAAAGAAAAGGGGGGAGAGCTTTTGCCCTCCCCCCATTCCTATGAAACAACCAACAATTCTTTAGCTGTAAGTCGTGGTGATACGGACGGCGGCGTTCGCATCAATGACTTTCTCGGCTGTGTTCATACGAACACGGAGAACATTGGAGCGACGAGCCTCGTCACGATAGCTCTCAGAGACAAAACCACCGGGAGCGTCATCCGACCAGACCAAGGTGCGTCCCAATCCACCAGCGGTGAACTGACCGCCAGCAACATTGGCAACAACGATCTTGGTGTCGGGAACAATGAACGAGCCAGAATAGCTCTTATTCTTGTTCGCTGTGTTATAAGCCGCACGACCGATGTAGACATTATCCACACCAAACGCTTCTGCAATCTGCTTCTCATCGAGCAAGCGACCACCAGTATTGGAAACAACTCCGTAGAATTGATTCTGCAAGAGGGTGGTTCGGCGAACTCTCTCATACACATTGGCACTCATTATGACGGCGTTTGCCGCATAGCCTAATTTATTAAGAGCCAATTTGCCGGCCGCAACGTCCGCAGGGGCGTTGATGGTTGCCAAGTTGCCTTCGATGTAGGAAGCCGTAGGGCTAATGTCAGTCGTGGTGAAGGGGGTCGTTGTTGCCCAGAGCAAGTCAGCCACCCGCTTTTCGTGGGAGAGCTTAACTTGGCGGAGCAAGAACTTGGCAGTTTCGCTTTCCAGCGAAAAAAACCTGTTTGCATCCTGCTTGAAACTATCGTCAATTAGCTCTTCCAAGCCGGTTTCGATACAATCGTAGGTATCACTTGTGAATTTCCGAACCGCACGAGCGTATTCAGAACCAGCAGTACGCTTGGCCGCATCAGCATTGAGGATGTCGGCATCGGCTGTCTGCACTTTGAGATACACGCCACTCTTTGCCGATACTGGCAAGAGAGGGAGAATGTCTGCACCGATCAAGCCGATCTCTGCGGGGGCTTCGATGAGGGCTTGGTTAATATCGGCACGAATGGTCGTGCCACCAGAAATAAAGCTCATTTTATATTATTCTTTCTTTTGTTTATTGTTTCGTTGTTTAGAACATCGGAATTGCAAGTTCGATAACAGCCGATGAACTTGTGGCCGCTTCGAGTGCAACACCAGCCGTCACGAGGTTGGCGGCCAATGTGGTCACCAAACCAGTAGCGTCGAATTTCAAAGTATCACCGACTGCCGCAACGCCGGAGACGGTTGCGAAGAAGGTGGGGTGAAACAATTTAACTGCAACGAAACCACCAGCGACAACATCTTCTTGAGTTACGCCGATAGCTTTGGTTGCACCAGTTACCGCAACATTAACGAAGCCAGCCGTGGTGGTGTCGGGCTGAACGAATCGGAACGCCGAGATGGCAGAAGCCGAGCCGAATGTGCGAAAATTACCATCAACTTGAGTAGACATTTTCTTTTATCCTTTTGTTTAGAGTTTGGTAATACCACGAGACAAAGCCTCGGAGTATTCTTTGGGGTTAGACAGCATCACGGCTTGCATAGCCTTGAGCTTTGAAGTTCCGTAATCGCTGTGGGCGGCCACGAGTGCTTCAAAAGTTTTGGGTTCAACCTTTGCAGGGGCTTCGACAACTGGCGAAGCAGAGATGGGCTTAATGCCGAACTCAGTTAGAACTTTCTTCACAACCTCGCTCATCTCTTCCTTTTTATCTTCGGAGGGTTCAATCTCAACGGAGATTTCGGGAGTGGGAGCAGGAGTCTCGGAGGGCTTCGTCTCTTCGGCCATCTCCTCTTTTTTCATTTCAACTTTGGGTTTCATCGAATCTTCAAGAGCCGACAAGCGAACTTTGATGTCCTCGATGTCTTTCATATAATTGTTTTCCATATTTGTTTTGTCCTTTTTGTCAAGTGGAGCTTCCTCCACGGCTTCTTTAACTACGGCTGGGATTGTCTTTCCTCCGCTAACATATCCCAGCTTTTCCATAAACTTTACCATTTCTTCAAAGAGGCCATTGGTGGCCGCAGGGGAGGAAACTAAATCCGCAGAGGCGATGCTCTGGGGCCGAATGTAATCCTTGCCGTCAATCGTCTCTGACTCATTCACAAAGGCTAGGGAGACTCCGAACTGGTCGGGGGCTTCGGAGGCCATCTCTTTGATTAGGCCGTAGTGGGGGGAGTTACGGAGCAAGCGAAGGTCGGCAACTAGCTTATCTCCATCGATGCGGGGGTTGCGGGCAAAGCCGACAACTGCGTCCAATCCGCTTCCGTGGTTCATCTTAACCTTCACACCATTCTTAGCGTTGCTCATAAGTTTGAGAGCGGTTTCTAGGCTGGTCTTATCCACGAAAAGGTCGTGTCCTTTAGCCTCTCC